GCATTGCTTGACACTGCTGATGTATCAAACGCTCCAGCTTCTATCTTTGCTGATGCTGCTGCTGGTTCAACGGGTGCTGTAAGTGCTCAAAATTTGATGGCTCTTGAAACTACTGTTTTAGGAAATGGTGTTCAATTAGAAGGAGCAAGAATGGCTTACTTGATGGATATGGATGCTTACACTAAAGTAAAGAGAGAAGCTATGGTTTCTAATGTTAATCCTTTATATGATAACAGAGATAAGACTGCAAACGGATACTTCACTTTCGTTTCTAGTAATGTTGCTGCTTCTGGAGCTGCTGGAAAAGAACATGTTTTATTCGGTGACTTCTCAAAAGTTCACATCGCTCAATTCGGTGGACTTGACATCTTAGTTGACCCTTACACTGATGGTGGAATCGGTCAAACTAGAATGATTGTTACTTCTTTAGTTGATGGTGATGCAGTTCAAAATGACACTGCTTTCGCTACTTTGATTGAAGCATAATTGATTTGATTTTTAGAGGGAGTTGGGGTGACTCACTCCCTCTTTTTTTAAACTTTCGAGATGATACACGCAATAATAAAAAACAAGAAACTCAACAATGTTGGTAGGTTAAGATTTAGAGCAACAAATGTGACTACTGAATACATTTCTCTTGCTGATGCAAAAGCTCACTTGAGAGTTGATTCTTCTTATACTGGAGATGATGCTTACATCACAACCTTGATTTCAGTTGCTCGTTCAGCGTGTGAAAACTATCTCGGCTTTATGTTGGCTCAAAATAGTTCAATGGTTTTTTATCTTGACAAGTTCCCAGATTCAGAGGTTATCACTTTGAATGGAGTGTGGAATCCTGGAACAGTGGTGTTGAGATATTATGACACCAATGATTCAGTTCAAATATTTGCTGATTCAAATTACAATGTTGATGATGTTAGTCAACCAGCAAGAATCTTCTTAAAAGATGATTCAAACTATCCAGATACTTCAGAAAACATTCCTAGTGCTGTTCAAATAGGTTTGACAGATTGCGGTCCTTCTGATGTTGATGAAATACCAAAAGCAATCATTCAAGCTCAACTTCTTGTGATTGGTAGATACTATGAAATTAGACAAGATGTTGTGACTGGAACTATTGCGACAGAGATTCCGAAGATGGTTGAACACTTATTGAATCCTTATAGAGTTGTTGAAGTATGATTATAGGGAGACTAGACAGACCGATTCAGATAATCAAAACGAGCGCAACTCAAAACACCTATGGAGAGAAAACTCTTTCCACTGGAACAACAACAAACGCATTCGCTAGGATTGAAGGAAGCAAAGGAAAAAATACTTTTGATGCTGATGCTCTTGTGAATGCAGTACCAACAAAAATGACAATTCGATGGACTGATGACATTGATGTTTCACCTCTTTATTATATTTCCGTTCAAAATATGGGAGTGACTGGAGGAACAAACACATACATCATCAACTCCATTGAAGAAATAGGAAGGAGAGAGGGATTGATTTTATATTGTGAAAGAAAGAACATTGAAAACCTAGTTGATTAGTGGCAGAGTTTACAAGCATATCAATTGACAAAAAGGAGTTGAAACAAATTATCAACGACCTTGACAAGCTCTTTCCAGACTCGGACACTAAGTTGAGAAACACTTTGAGAAGCGCACTGAGAAAGGCGGCTCGACCTCTTGTCCCAGCGATTAGAAGCGAAATTGATAAGGGATTGAAACCCTTTTCAAGCTGGGAAAATACAAGAGGAAAAAGAGCAGAAAAAGCACACACTGGTCAGCTGAAAAGGTCAATCGCTATAATAAGCGGAAAAACTTCAAGAGGAAGAAAACCAGCGGTGTATATAGGTCCAAGAGTTAAGGGAGATTATGAAGCAAAAAATAAAACTGGATTCTATTTCTATTTCTTAGAGTATGGAAAAGCTGGAGTAAGTCCAAGAAGGATGCTGGAAGCTGCTGCACAAGCCAAAGGAGCGCAAGTGATGGGAGATGTGATAAACCAACTAAAAGGAATTATTACTAAACGATTTGCTAAAAAACTATAAAGATGGATGTAGGAAAAGCAATATTCGGACTTCTTGATGGAACTGCAAATGTGAAAGCACTTGTAAACAATGCTACGACTGGAACAAGGATATATCCTTCTGGTTACAGAGTTCCAACAAGTACAACAGCTCCCTTCATCATCTATCATATTGTAAGCACTACTCCCACCAACACAAAGAACGGAGTTTCAACTTACGACTATGTGGTGGCTCAAATAAGTGTGTTTGCTCAAAGCTACGACACTTGCCAAGACTTATCTCAAAAAGTAAGAACTGCTTTGGATTATTATTCTGGAACTTCAAACGGAGTGGTGATTGATAAGTGCTTCTTTGAAAGTGGCTCGAATGCTTTTGATGATAGCTTTGGTGATAACGGGATTCACCAAATGGATATGGATTTCAGATTCAATATAAATTTATAGTATTATGAAATATAAAATAAAAAAGGATTGTGAGTTCAGAGGGGTTTCTTATGAGAAAGGGAAATCTTATGAACTAGGTCCAAAAGAATACCGAGTTCTCAAAAGCTGGAAAGCAATAGGAGAACCGAAAAAAGCATCTAAAAAAGAGGAGATTCTTGATGAGTCTGGACCTTCTTTGGATAACTAATTGATTTTTAACTAATTAAACTTAAAAAATTATGGCTATTTTCAATGGAACTGATTTAGTCTTGAAGGTCCAAGCAGCGAACGGAGCTGCTGATGAGTTCAAGCTACTTCACTCAACAAGTTGCTCAATCAGTATCAATGCAGATACTATTGATGTAAGCTCAAAAGATTCAAACGGATACAGAGATTTGATTGGGGGACAAAAGTCTTTCTCTCTTTCTGCTGATGGTTTGATGGATTTCACTTCTGGTGGTTCATCAACTGACCCAGATGAAATCTTTACACAAATGGATAATAGAACAGCAGTGACTTTCACTTTCGCTCTTGATGTTCAAGCTGGTTACAAATACACTGGCTCTGGATTTATCACTTCACTGGAAATCAGTGGTGGTGTGGAAGATGCCCCCACCTATTCTTGTGCGATAGAGGGCTCGGGGCAAATCACTCAGACTTCTATTTAATTTTCATTGTTGGTTGGGGGGTTGGACTTTGTGTCCTCCTCCAGCCGACATTTTTTAACCAACAAAAACAACAACAATGTTTGAAATCGTAATAATAAACGGAACAGACTATCCAGTAAGATTCGGAATGAATGCTCTGAGATTATTCTGCAAAGAAACCAACAGAAAACTCACAGACTTGGACAAGCTAGGTCAAGACCTATCTCTTGATGATGCTTGTTTTTTGATAAAAGCTGGACTCACTGATGGAGCGAGAAAAGCTGGAAAAGAATTTTCTCTCTCGGTAGATGACATCGCTGACATCTTAGATGAGGACTTTGAAACCATACAAAAGGTGATGGATGTGTTCTCGAATCAATTTGCAGCAAAAGGAACAGAAAAGTCGGGAAACGAAAAAGGGAGCAAAAAGAAAGCTCCCAAGAAATAGAGTGGGATGACTTGGAAGCGGTTGCCTATGGATTAGGATTGCTTCCAGAAGAATTTTGGAACTTAACTTTTCACGAGTTCTTTCTTATTCAAAGAGGAAGAAATGAAGTGAGGGAAATGAAGGAGAGATTTGAGTGGGAGAGAGTGAGATGGCTTGGATGTATATTTTTACAGCCACACACAAAGAAAAGTAAAAAACTATCTCCAAAAGACTTGATTGAGTTTGAATGGGAGAAGAAAGAATATAAGACAAAAGACACTCTTGAAGAAAGAAAAAGAAGAGCAGAGTATGCTATCAAATTATATAAACAGCTAAACACCAAAGAAGATGGCGGAAAAAACCCTCTCGATTAGACTTGGATTAAACGACAAGCAATTTCAAAGTGCTTTGCGTGGCGTAAGAAAAAGCATCAAGAAACTTCCAGGACAAATGAAACAAGTTGGAAGTTCAATGACACGCTCCTTGACTTTGCCTTTAGCAGCTCTCGGAGCTGGAGCAGTTAAACTTGCTTCTGATTTTGAAGAAACAAATGCTAAATTCAACACTGTCTTTTCTTCTATGCAAGGAAAAGCCAATGAAACAGCAAAGAACTTCCAGCAGAATTTTGGCTTATCTAGTCGAGCTGCAAAGCAACTTCTTGGAGATACTGGTGATTTATTGGTTGGTTTTGGATTTCAAGAAGAAGCTGCTCTCAATCTATCTGACCAAGTAAACAAGTTAGCTGTTGACCTTGCTTCTTTCACTAACTTTGAAGGAGGAGCAGAGGGAGCATCCAAAGCATTGACAAAAGCTCTAGTTGGTGAAACCGAAGCTGCAAAAGGACTTGGGATTGTTATTCGACAAAATACAACTGAATACAAAGAGAGAGTTGCTGCAATACAAAAAGAGCAAGGTGTTTCAGTTTTACAAGCTAAAGCTCTAGCAAATTTACAAATTGCAACAGAGCAAAGTGGAAAAGCCATTGGAGATTTTGCTAGAACTTCTGGTAGCTTTGCTAATCAATCTCGTATCTTAAAAGGAAATCTTGAAGATTTGGGAGTTCAATTAGGAACTGCACTTCTTCCAATTGCAATGAAAGCAGTCAATGGATTTCAAAAACTTGTGGGAGCAATAAAATCAGCAAGTCCAGAAGCTAAAAGAATTGCAATAACAGTTGGAATTTTGGTTGCGGCTCTTGGTCCAGCTCTTTCTTTGATTGGCTCAATAAGTGCAGCTTTTGCACTTTTGACAAGTCCGATTGGTCTTGCAATTGCAGCAATAACTGGAATAGTTGCAGCTTTTCTATTTGTAAGGGAGAACTATGATGCCTTTGCTGAAAGACTAGGAGATTGGTCTTGGTGGAAAAATGCAATTTTAGAAGCTATAAAATTTCTAATAGAATTCAATCCCTTGAATTTAGTGATAGATGGATTCAATGGAATTTTAGAATTTTTCGGAAAAAATACAATTCCAAATCCTTTTGAGGATATGATAGAAGGAATTGATGACTTAAAGGATGATACAAAAACTTATGAAAATGAATTTACCTCTTTCACTGATGCGGTAAAAAATCAAGCAAAAGAAGCTGCTGGAGCTTTGAACTTGCTTGGTGGAGCGATGGGGGTTGGAACTGGAGGAGCTGGAGCAGGAGCTAGTACTCCTTCATCAGGAGGAGGACCAGCACGAATGGAAGCAATACAAGCTGGTCCGATATCAACTAATCTGGGTACTGGTTTTGAGAATGCAGATACAACAGTTAGAACAGTAACAGAAGAAGTTGAAAGATTTGGAACAAAGTTTGTTGAAGTGATGGGACAAGTTCAAGAAATAGGGAATCAAGTTTTCGGAGCTTTGTCTGAATTAAGCGCATCTCTTTTCGCTCAACAAATGTTGGAAATTGAACAAAGACAAGAAAGAGAAGTTGCATCTGCAAATAGTCAACTAGAAAGAGAGTTATCTGCTCTGGAATCTGACCACGAGTTCACTAAAATAAAAGAGGAGAGAAGAAAGAAAATGTTGGCTAATATGACAGCCGAAGAAAGAAAAGCATTTCTAGCGGAGCAAGATTTCAACAATAAAAGAGCGAAACTGGAGGAAGATAGTGCGATAAAAATTGCAGGTATCAATCAAAAAGCTGCGGAGGAAAAAAATAGAATAGCAGTTAGACAAGCTAAAATCCAAAAAATTGCTGACTTATTTTCTGTTGCATCAAGTACAGCTTCGGCAATAGCAAAGTCAGTTGCTGCTTCTCCATTGACTGGGGGAATGCCAATGGCTGGTGTTGCTGCTGGGATTGGAGCTGCTCAAGCCACTGCAATATTAGCCGCACCACTTCCAGCACTTGCGCAAGGGGGTTTAGCTTTTGGACCTACACAGGCAATCGTTGGGGATAACTTTGGAGCGGGTGTCAATCCAGAGGTTATCGCTCCACTTGATAAATTAAAAGGAATGTTGTCAATGGAAACGGTGAATGTTGTGGGGACAATAAGTGGAGAGGATATTGTTCTGGCTTCCGATAGATATAATACAAGAGCTAACAGAAGTTTTTAGATGGCATTAGGAAATATAAGATATCAAGCAGAGTTTGACACTGTTTATGGTGTAAACTATAGAATAAGAATTTACGATGCAGACCACACTGGAAGTGCAACTGATTTCAAGGTTAGACCTCCAGGATTCTCTTTGAAATATAATGGAGAAGGGAAACAAAGGTTTGACACTATCAAAGCAAGTTCTTGTTCTATCTTTGCGATTTCAGAAGATGCTGCTTTTGAGAGTTTCACCAGAAGCATATCACAAGGAGCGCAAGGAAGATTCAGAGTTCAAATCTTGAGAAATGGGTCGAGATATTGGAATGGGACAATTCTTGCGGATGTAGGTTCTGAGCTTTTGGGTTCTTATCCTAAGAGTGTTACACTTAGAGCAGTTGATGGATTGACTTTTTTGAAGGATATTCAGTTTAATAGAGATGTCTATCCTGGTCTTGAAAGTCTAGGTCCAAAACAACACATTGAAATCATACAAAATATGTTGAGATACTACACCAACACATATGATTTCTATTCCTCAACAGATACAATTTTAAGAACTTGTGTGAATTGGTATGAAGCGGACCAACCCACTCCATCAGCAAACATTGACCCCTTAGAATACACAGCAAACAGACTCACTGTTTTTTCTATATATGAAGCAGGAGTAACGAAACAGCAAACAGCTTTTGATGTCGTGAATGAATATTGTCGATTATGGGGTGCTAGATTATTTCAATCGGATGCAGTTTGGTGTTTCTTTCAAGAGTCTGGATATAGAAACTCTGTAAGCTTTAGAAACTACCGACCAAACACAACAACACCAGTAAGTACGGAGACACTAGGCGCATTTTTTGCAAGAGCTGGAACAAAACAAGATGAAAGAGAGTTCATCATACTTAAAGGAGCAAGACAATCGTTTTATCCAACCATAAAAAAAACCGTGACAGTTTATGGTGATTGGAGCAACAATGTTCTTTGGAATGAAAACTACACTCTTGCGAATGGCTCTGCTCCTACTCTTCAGTCAGATGTTGCTTTTGTTCCTCTTATTACAGACTCATCTATTCAAGTTCAATTCAATTGCAAGATTCAATTTCCAATAACTACTCAAGACCCTCTTTCTGGGGCATATTACTGGGGAAACCCTCCGAATCAGAGTTTCAACTATTTGGTAAGAGTGGCGGTAGTTTTAAAAGTGGGAAGTTACTATTACACAAATTCTGGATGGTCATTAACTGAAGGTTATTACAACACTATTTTTCTCGCTGGTGCTTATTATATGGCTGCACAAGCAGCTCTAGGAGGTGACCAGAATCTAGTTTTCCCCGTTGAATTTATTGCTCCGAACCCTCCAGCTGCTGGACAGTTATCTTTTGGAGCTTTCTTCGATGTTTGGGAGGGTGATGGATTAACACAAAACGCTGCAACAAATACCTTCCAAAGTGCAACAACCGTGAATTTTGTTTTTCAAGGTACGAATGGACCTTTCAATCCAAATATATTTCAAGGAAACAAAATCACCTTCATTCAAGATGGTGAGGTTTTTGCAGAGAGAGAATTTAAGTCAGAGAATCAAAATTCAAAATCAAATGCTGTTCTAGATTTGGGAACTCAGT